ATGTGGTAGATTATTATATTTCCAAGGATGAGCACAGTACGGGATCTTGGTATTTAATTATACTTCAGGAAGCGGCACCGCTGGAGCCTTAATATAAATTCTACTAACGTCTATTAATTTCGAACCAATCAAATTTATAGATAATTTAGAGGGAAGCAAATAAATTTATAAAAGAAGCTTATGTGAAATTAGTAACATTAAGTAATGGCGAAATTCTTTTATAATCTTTACCCTAGCACATTATCTATTTATTAGACCACAGCATAAACGGAAATTGATTATTCTTATGTTTAAGGAAAACTCGAATATTATAAATTATAAATGAAAGTTAAATTGAGCTAACGTCAGCAATGATATTTAATATTAGTTTATTTATTTATAACACCGTGTGTTTTGGAGGTAAAATGTTAGATTATAAATCTTAAAACTGTCTTTAATTTAATTCAAATAACTGGACGCAACTAGTCATGTCTTAGTTGCATTATTTTAGGAATTAAAGAAGCAAGTCAACGATTTATTTTCGTAGAAAGAATTAAGAGATATCTTCAGAATACTGGATATCAACAGTAACTAATAAGCCGGTCTTGTTAGTGAGCTTAACCTTTTGGCATTTCGGTGAAATCGTAAACCTCCACCATGATAACCCATGTCTATGCAAACTCAACTCCCCCAACCGAAGATGAAAGCAGATGTAAAATCAAAGGATAGTAGGAAGAAGATTTTAACCAAAAATATTAACATTGCTCATAAATATCACAAAGAGCAATATATTGTTTCACAACCACAACAGAAACAAATGATTTTTAGAGAAGAACAACCAACAATCTCTAAAACAAAAAGTAAACAAAACAGAAAATACCTTTCAAAAGCTAATTTTAGTTTTGATTTACAAGGTAATAAATTACCAATTAAAAGTAAAGTACCCATACCAACTTGGGTTACAAAATCTCAGGAAAATTTGGAACAACTGAATTTTTATGAAGAATTTGTTCAAAGAGGACACACCTTTTTAAGCATGTTTATAGATCCGTCTTATCGATTTATTATACCAGAAATTGATATGGCTATGCTTGATGAAGGATATGTTCTTCTAGCTTTATTCAAAGAAGCTATGGAACAACACGACAATTATAAAATTGTTAAAAATCATGAATCATTTTTAAAAATTTGTGAAATGATAAAAATAAAAATGGAAGATCATATAAAATTCAAATATGATGTAGTTCAGACCGCAGATAAACTTGGTTATCAAGGTTATTGGCGTAATGACGCAATATTGGTTCTTATGAACAGATATTGTACTTTAGATAAGCAATTTATTGCTTTTCTACAGTTACAGATTACTGAATTAAAGAAAATTCCAATTACTTACCTTAGTTCTCCAGTCATTACTAAGGTTAAAGATATCTTTAGTGATGCAACAACTGGTTATGAAACACTTGTATCAAGTTTAACTAAGTTAGTTGTAGCACCAAGGAGATCAAAAGTAAAAGTACTAGAACACCATAGTGCTGTTCCTTCCAAAAAGAAGGAAACCCTTCCTAAAAAGAAGGAAATTGAACAAAAAATCAAAGGTTATCCTCGTGATTTAAATACGGATGAGAAATCTGTTAGAAATTATTTTAATAGAAAACTCAAAAATATTTATTATACGAGGCTTAATGCTTGGAATAGGGCGACTAATTACAAAAGTAGTTTGATTGTTGATTTTAAAGAAAATCTTACTCGTTTGAAATCATGCAATTTAAATGATTGTTTTTGTATATTAGAAGCGTATCGATTAAAAATCGATTCGACTTATATAACAAGTCGTGACCAAACTCTAAAAGAATTTATTCAAATAGAGTTTACCCAGTTAGCTGGACCATCAAAAGCAAAATGAATTTTTCCCAAATAGTTAGAGATTTATTTGACAGAATTCGTGTACCGATTTCTGATGAAATTTTAACTGTATGGGAGAATAAACTTAAGGAAAAACTTCGAATGTGGCCAGTATTTTTATTAATATTGATAACAATGCACATTCTATGTTTCGCCTTTGGTTGGTCGACGATGTGGGTTTACCCAATATATATGTCAGGACTAATTCGATTCTTTGTTCTTGACACTATTTCAGCTATTTCAACTCGATTAACACCGGGCTTTAGAGCTTTACGAGAAGAAATTTCTGAAAACCTAACTGGTATAGGTCAAACTTTAACAGATAGGAATAACCTATTCACAAAAACAGCAAATGGGTTCAATAAACACAAATTAGGATTGTCATCATGTGTTTATTCAATAGCTAAGGCTGATAACATCGCTGATGTAGGAAGCGAACTAGTCAAAATTGGATCTATGTTAGAATTTGAAACTTCTACCACAGATGTAGTTTTGGGCGGATTAGCATCTCGCATTGGCTCCTTTACTCAAATTCAGAGAGATCATCCAATACCGAATTTAGATCATCATGCGCTTGATCCGAAGAAACTTATTGGAGTTTTGGGTTTAGGAATGGCTATGACAGGAAAAAGTGCTTCTG